TTGTCAAATCCATTTTCGTCTGTCCAATACAAGGGATACTGATCCAAATACATATTGCGTTCTGCTATGTATTCTAATACTGGTACTAGTGCTTCAGGCATTTCATCTAACCACTCTGTGATTAGTCTACTGCCCATGGGCAAGGTCTTTTCTGGTATTGTGGGTAAGGCTGTTTCTACACTAGTGTAGTCATCCAATTCATGCAAACGCAATGCTTCAATAGCACACTTACTGATAGCATCATCGGGAACATTTAGCAGTTGTAATAGTTTTTTAAACTTTTGACTTAGCTGTCTGCCAGGTTGCCAGCTGGCTTTGAATTGGCAGTTAAAGCAATGGTAACTGACTGTTGTGCCTTGATTGAATATAAGCCCGCCACGTTGCCGTTTATCAGCGCAACAGGGCGCATTGAAACTGATCCAACCACTAGGGGTTTGTTTTCGTTTCGGCGGCAGGTAAGTTCTTACGGTATCAACGATTAGACTCATATAAGTCTAATTATACTACGATACAGTTACTAAGTCAACAGTTCCGGCAGTCTTATGGTAACTTACTCTTAGGTAAGTATAATCGGTAACATCAATGGTAAATGTTACTGGCAAGTTTTGTGCAACCGTAAACGTTTGGGTACTAATTGGTGTAGCATTATGTGGAAATGATTCATGCCCAGTAATGTCACGATCTGTTCCTTCTACGCTGATTACGCCAATAAATCCAGCAACTTCTACTTCGATTTCAACACTGGTTGTTGGCACTGCTTCGTAAAATTTAACAGGAATAGCACTACTGTGGAATATTTGATAACCCACTGAACCTGTAGCCCAACTCGTTTCACTACGGAAATCTTTATAGTGTCTTGCAGGACGAACTTCAGGTACAACACCACCAGCCAATTCCAAAGTACCGGCAGCACCAAACTTTGTATCTGCATACAGAACTATATCATCAGCACCCTTTCTAGCTGTTAAACTAAACTTCAAGTATTGTGCATCCAGCCCTTCGACATCTTCTTTTGGTATAGTAACAACTGCAATGCCTTTGATAGTTGTACTTGCTGTAACAGTGTATGGACTATTAGGTAATGCGTTATTAGCGGCATCCATTACATTTAGTTTGATGTTTGTTATTGTTGGACTAGTTACTAGCTCTATTCGCTTTTGGTCTGAATTTTTAACATCAAACTCAAGGACGTTGTCCACGCCTTTGTAAATTCTAATTGGTCTTTGATACACGATTTTCCACTCCACAGGGTATGCCGAATCTGCTACCACATCTGCTATGGTCTGGATTCGATTTGGATATAAATAACTTGAAATTTTTTGCATAAGGTAAGCCTCAATAAGTATTTATATGGCCAAAATAAGACAGACTACTGAACAACAACTGCCCTTTATAAGCGTGTTAAACTACGGAGAACACGAATATGTGGGCATCATAATCAACCAAGATCAGTACGTTACTAGCTTCTATGACATAGACGCCATACGCACTCCAGAAGAAAAAACTGCTTTCTTAGAAGTTGGTGAAACTTGGTGGTGGGAAAGTAATAGACAAGTTCCTATTAATATCTTTCTCCGCCACGAAATAGAACCATTTCGCTATTGTATTAAAACATTTAATAGCAAAGATGTGCGTGTTTTATTAGGTCCGGTAGTTAATCTACTGAACCTAACTGTAAGACGTATTAAACGTAAAAGTGTTCAGTTAGTAAGAAAACGTTAACTGAATTCGTAACTGATACCTTCACAGATTAAATTCATCTGTACCACCACTGCCGTTGCATAGGCAATAGCATGAGCTTTCTTAAAGTAATATTCGTCAGTCGTTGGTTTCGTCCAAACGTCCTGCAACACCTCTGTCCACGGTTTGCCTAACAAATGTTTCTTGGCTGGTCTTATGATTGCTAGACAAGCCGCGAGCTGTTCTATATTTTTTGGTTTCATTTTCTTCAATACGTGCCCGTGTCCATTCACGTGAAAGAGTAGATTCGAAAACTCGTCCTGTTCCAGTAGATCCCATAGTGGTTCTGTCTCCATTAGTTGCTTAAGGTGTAGTTCGTCACGCACATCTTTATAGATTCCAACATTTAAAAAATCTATTTTAAAGTAGCCTCTATCTTCTGCTGTTTTATAATCCACAGTACTCATACCTGTAATTGGATTATGCGGGATACTAGTACAGTATACTCCCGAATTGTGCTTTTTAAAAACACCATTTTGTTCTAGCACACTGGCTGCAACGTGTTTGAATACAGCTAATGCTCGAGTTCTATCTGCAAAGTCAATATCAATATCAGGCATCTTCACCATCCCATGTTGCAATTTTTTTCCATTGTAACTTCCCAGGCGTAGTGTAAGGCACATACACTTCACCTGTTTCTTTATCGGCTATCATCCATTTTCCAGGACACTTAGTTGTTATAGTTAATGTCACTGGTGTGTCTAATTCTTCAGCCTCAGTATTATCTAATAATTTTCTCAATGTCTAATCTCTGATTCAAATAGAAGTAATGGCAAGTGAGTTGTAAGATGTGTTGCATAGTTATCGGCTTCTTCAATATTTTCAAAACCTGTTAACTTAACATAAACTGCTGTGTCTTCTTCACTAACAATAACTTCAAGGTCCAACTTTGTTGTGTCTTCGTTTGTTTGGGGAGTAAATGTCATTGATCTATTTCCTTTGCCACTGTGATGGCCAGTTCAACATCAGCAGGTAATTGTTTAAATTTCTTCATCCAGAACTGTGGATCGATAATTGTTCCCACAGCAGACAACTGCTCATCGTTAAAATTACTTAGCAGTTTCTTCCCTGTAATGCTGTTTAATAGTACCCAAGGACTAATTTTTCCGTCCTTAACATCATATACTGCCCTATTAACACTTACATACCTAAAATAATGATTCCACTGGCTTTTGTTTTCTTCAGCCCATGTCATCATATGTCCAATACTTCTTTGCAATGCTGTTTCCACAGTTTCAGTCTTAATCAAATGTACTACATATAATTCATAAAGTCCATCTCTACACCAATGATCCAACTTAACTCCGCTTGTTACTACATAGTCAATATATTGATCTGGATACAACGGATTCACATTGTGTATGAATGATCCAAACTTGACAAATGCATTGTAATAAGGACTGTGGGCAAAATCATCGTAAGTCTTAATGCCATCAAATTTTTGTACTAATTGGTAAAATTTTACGTATGCTTGGTAACCTGCTTGTACGTGTTTATCAGTCCTAGCCAAGTGCCTGCGTTTTTGTTCACACATATGGACCACCAAAGTTTTTTCTTTAGTGAACTTGTTGTTACAATGTGGACATTCATATGGCTGTGTCATTAATTTCAACATTAGAAAAATTTGTTAACTTCTTTTTCATCAATCCCGTGGTCGATTGCCAGGGCTTTTAAATCTTTAGTTTGATTCAACGCCGCTATCAATTCAAGCTCGTCAACTTTTTTATTTGGGTAAATTCTCATCAACAATTTTAATTTTTTACCTTCGCCAGCTTTCTTTTTATTACCTAACCATTCATGATAAAAGATTGTTTTCTTATCCCAACTGCACATACATAGCAACTGCCATAAAAGTTTTGGATGCTTTTGTAATGTGTTCCAGTGCTTGTTAAAATACTCATTAACAGTTAAAACAAAATGTTCTTGTTTTTCTCTGCTTTGTCCTTTTACATTACTAATGTAACGATTTAGGATAAAAAATTCACTCTTTAAAGCCTTACGTTGTTCTTCATCCATGTCATCCCACAGCTCTTTAGCTCCGAGATCAACTGCGGCTAATTTCTCTTTAAGTTCTATTTTTGCCATATTATAATGGTTTATCCTTGCTAAGTCGATATATCATTATAGCACGATCAAGAGCCTTTTGTAAAGCAGGATTGGTATGTGCTTCTCTCCGAATCTCGCCCCAAAGTTTATCTTCCATTATGTGGGTGTGTAATGGTCGTCCGTCACTAGTGCGTGGATCAAATTTTGGATTTTTATGATCATAATCCCACCCTTCTACTTCTCTTGTCATAGGATCTGATCCAAATTCTCTTCGATAAACAACACTGCCTACTCGTTCACGGATATAAGTTGCACCAGGTTTAAGACTGCCCATTTTGTTTTTCCGTTTGTACGATTCCGTATTGTTTGTACATCCAAGCTATGAAAAATTCAATTTCTTTGCTTGGATGAGGGTAAACTTTGTATGCTATACTAAGTCGATCTAATAATTCTTTGTCGTTCATAATATTTTATCTAATTGTATAATTTCACTTTGACGGCTAATTTCTTTTACAAAATAAGCACAATCAGGCTTTTCATTATTTGATAAAGGTGTTGCTAGTAATTGATTGTTTTTCATTTTTGGAAAATACCATTTGACATCATTATAAAAATTTACAATCTCAATTGGTTGAAACTCAACTCTAAAACTACTTAACGGATTAAAAATTAATGCTTCAAATCCTCTATCATTTAAACTAGTTAACGGCAGTATTTCAATGTCTGTAGCACAACTACTATCACCTACTGCAATACTCCAATCAATTGGCATTGCAATCTCATTCTTGCCAATTCTAAGTACCATTGCTGGGCTATTAAAACTTTCTAAAAATATTAGAGGCATAAAGAAAAAATCTGGTTCTTTAGGTTCGTTGTTATCTAGTACAGCAAATCTAGTATTTTCGTCTACCTCATCTGGTAAGTTATTCAATGAAAATAACTTGTTGTCTAATGTTAATATTTGCATAATTCCTTATTTTTGCCAATCCACTTTTTCTAATGTAAATGGGTATTTGGCTTCCTTGTAAAATTTCTTACGTTGCGTAAGGTGACGTTTGGCATACTTGCATGTTGATGTAACGTCCCATATTTGGACAAAGTCTTTGTCTTCTGCTTTTCTAATGCCTCGCCCAATACTCTGTATAACGCGGACAAAGCTCTTTCCGGGTTCAAGAAGAACCAGATTAAAAATCCTTGGGATATTAATACCAACAGCGGCCACACCGTAAGTCGCCACAATAATCTTGTTATCGCTTGTTTTAATTTCGTCATATTCTTCTTTCCTAGTAGTTGTTTTAACTTCACCAGATATAAAAACTGAGCCTTCTAATTCATTAACTAAAAATTTGCCTGAGTCGATTCTATTAACTAGAACCAATGTATTGCCTGATTCACTAATTGTTTTTATTAACTTACTAATGTACTGCATCCTATCGTCATTAGTAACAAGATATTTTAATTCTTCTGCATAACTTTTAAATTCAGTTATATCTAGCATCTGTACTACATTAACGTGGCAGTTACTTAACACACCTTTTTCTTGTAGCTCATGCGCTTTGATGCCACCAATTACTGGACCAATTGACGCAAAAATACTTTCTGATTCGTATGCTTCTTTAGGAACTGTTCCAGTTAATCCCCAACGTATACAAGCATTACTTAAATTATTTGTCAATAAATTCTTTAATACATCAGCCTTCGCCATGTGTACTTCGTCAACTATTACACACTTAACACCATCTAAGAACTCAGCAAGTGTTAGTACGGCATGCTCATAATTTTTACTTTTCTTATCTAATATGTTAAGACTTTGCCAAGTACAAATTGTGTGGGTCTTGTTTAAATCTTTACGATCACCATAGTAAACACCAACATCTAACCCAACATTAACAAAATCTTCTTCAGTTTGTTCAACAAGACTTTTGTTTGGAACAATAGTAATTGTGCGTCCATATTTTTCACAAACTTGACTTAGAGTAGCTGTAGTAATAGTTTTACCAGCACCAGTTGCTATCTCTTGTAAACTTTGTGGATTCTCTAAAAACTTGTTAATTGCATCAACTTGATAGTCACGCAACATAATAGGTTGTCCTGCTTGTTGATGCCCCTCGGGCCAAACTTTTCCTTGGTCAGCCCAATAATTTTCTGTAACTGCTTCAAATTTTAATTTTACAGGCTCACGTAAGTCTTCAATTTCCTCAATCTCAATACCCATATTAGTGAGTATTTCTATGATTTTTTCCAGCTGATTTAAGTACCCATTTCCACCAATACCAAATAGCGTATTACAGCCGTCCCAACGTCCAAGTTTGTATGCAGGATGGTACCTTGCGTATGGAATTTCATATTTAAATGTGTTGGCTAATTTTCTTCGTGCTTCTAACTCAAGTCTTTCAAACTTGATATTAACTTCGTCTTTTATAATCAATTTACACGATGACATCAATATTTCCTGATACTGGAACTGTAGTGTTGTAGTATACAATCAAATCACATTCATTGCAATACACACTTGTTTTATTATTTCTTAATTGGTTACTGAACGTAATTGTAGCTTTTGGGTACCATTCAGTTTTTAGGAAGAATTTAGGTATTTTTCCGTTTGAAATTACTGAAATTTCATTGTCCAAATCCAATGCTTTATTGTATCCATACTCAGCAATTAATTGATTAAACACTAGTCCGTCACTTTCATTTGGAAATCTAAAATAAATTCCAACATTAGTTGTTACACCTAATTCATCAAGGGTATTTTTCAGTAATTTTATGTTTTCTATGCAATTTCTAGTATTGTACTCATCAAAAACTAATAGTAATGGATTGCGTTTTAAATCTTTTATTGCTGACAACAAATCTTTAAAGTCAGTTGTTTTGTTAATAAAAATTTTATTATTTTTTCTATGGGCTATTTTAGAAATTAGTGAATTTTCTTGAATTTTTGGTCTTTTTTCGTGGATAGTGTATTGATAAGCGATTTTTCTATCTTGTAAAAAAACATAGTTATCAGTTGTTAACAGACCAATGTCGTTACTCACTAATTCTTTCATTTTGTTGTTGTCCGTCAATTGTATGTTAAATGCGGCTTTTACAAAATCTTGGTCAATTTCACAAATTTCACCATATAATTTCAAAATTTGTGGTGAAATCTCAAAATCGTACTTTTTCGCAAGTTGTACTGTTTTAAACAGATTTTTTTCAGTAAGAGGTGACCTATAGTGTCGACCATTGGCGTCAAAAAATGTTCCTTCTAATTCTTTTTGTAGTTGAGTAACGTCTCTTTTTATGTTTTTGTTCGAAGAAAACTCAATATCTATCAAAAATTCATTATCAAAGGTTTTTACTATATTAACAGTTTTACTAACTTCCAAAATTTTAAAATTCTTTGACCACGACGGTGATCTTAAACTAGGAATTAGTTCTGTGCCAATAAAATTTAATGACTCCATGTTTTCTTGGAGTATTTTAATCAGTAATTTTGACTGATTTTCAGTAATGTAGCTTGGTAGCTTGATCAGCTTACACAAGTTTTTTAAAATCTTTTTATCTTTAAAAGGAACCGAAGGACCTAGTGCATCAACACCGTGAAGTTCTATTTTAAAAAGTATTTCATCTATGGTAATCATGTTAGTATTATAAAATCTTTGACATAAAATGTCAAGTCTTTTATAAAAATATTACTATAGTGTAGCGTCTTCCATTCCAGCCGTTCTTAGTTTAATAACGTTGGAAAGTTGCCACTGTTTGATGTCTAATGCTTTAGTAATGCCTAACCACTTGTTTCTTAGCAAGGCAAACTCATTAATAATTTTTTCAAAATCAACAACGTCAGCCTCACCATCGACAAATTTTTCACAATCTCTCGATGTTAAGGCCCGTTGATAGTTTTCTAAGTATTTTCTAAAATGTTGACTACGTAGTCGGCGAAGTTCAATGTTTAAATATTCAAGAATAGCTTCAATTTCTTGTAATTGATTAAATCGTTGTTCCACGATGCCAGGCATATTGGCCGCTGCCTTTTCTATATTTCCCGCTATGCGAGTATCTTGTTTTGCGGCCTGTAATTCGGCGTTGTAATGCGCCACAGCATCGGGTATGTACGATATATCTTTGCTAATCTTGTTATACCACATTACTCTTCGTCTTCTTCGTAGTAACTATCTTCTTCTTCTTCATAGTCGCCGGCATCGTCTTCTAAATAATAGTCAATAGCATGATCAAGATCTGCATCAGCACCTCTTGCACCTTCTAATGCCTTATCTTTTATACCATAGTCTGCCAATAAGTCAATATATTGTTCAGCAAGTGTGCCTACATCTTTTTTATCAATGTACTCTTTAAATAAAAGCCAAACATCGGCAATTTGATTATCATTCATTTACTTCTGTCTCCTCAGGAATAGTTGTTATAGTGGATTTGATATGGAATTTGCCCATTATCATATCTAATTTATCATCTTTCCATTCTTTTCGGTAGAACTTGTGTTCTTCACCTGTCTCTGGGTCAATGTAAGCCAAACGGTTACCTGACTGCTTTAACAAGCCGTGTTTTTCAAATAAATCAACACATCCGCTATAAGGATTCATACCAGTTTCATATGGAATTTCAATTTGCAATGTCTCAAAAGGCTTTGCATAACGAGTTTTCATAATCTTACAAGCGGCACGGATACCATGTACTTCACTAGTCTTAACACCGTTTTCATCAGTCTTAAGTTTAAGTTTTTTCATAGCAACTACGATAGAACTTGCGTAAACAAAGCCCTGTCCGCCACTAATTTTGTCATCTGGATCAAACATATCTTGACTTGCGTATGTGTGGTTAGTACATACCATGCCAACATTTAAGTTACCAAACATATTAACACAGTTACGAACTAATGCTGTCAATGCTTTAGGTTTACGACCCATGTCGCCCTTTAAATCACCAGCTTCAAACTGGTTAATGTCAGTAGGTGTAAGCAACATACCTAATGAGTCTATGACAAATAAGACCTTAGGACGATCTTCCATTTCTTTGTACTCTTTGGTAAATTCGTGAATGGTTTTTGCCACATCATCGATCATTGCCATGTTAAGTTTGAGTAGTTTAGTTTCGCTAGTATCCACACCAAGTGCGTGTAACCATGCTTCATCAAGTGCGTTTTCGCTGTCAATTAAGATAACATAAATGCCTTGTGCTTGTGCATTACGAACTAGATTGCCTGAACAGATAAAACTTTTACCTGCACCAGATTCTCCAGCAAAAACAGTTACTTTGCCTAGCGGAACACCTTTGTGGAAATCGCCACTGATTAGATAGTTTAAGGCAAAGTTACCTGTACTGATCCAGTCTGTTGGATCGTTAAACCCTACACCAAGTCCGTCAATAGACTTAGTCAAAGTTTTTCTAAATTTTGATAAATCGAAGGCTTTTGTAGCCATAAGTTAATTCTCCTTGTACTGTAGTTATTAAGGGGGACTGAGCCCCCTTAAATTATTGCTTTTGACGATTGCGGATCATTGCCAAGATATCTTGGGCACGATCACCACCGCTTGCGCTTTCTACAGGCTTAGCAGTTGTTTCTGTTGCAACTGCTGGAGTAACATCTTCGTCAATATCATCAACAACTGCTGATGCTTTCTTTGAAGATCCTTGTGCTACTGGGTCCCCGGTGTTTTGACTTGCGCCGCTAGGTTTGTAATACTGACCCCAACGTGCTAAATCAAATGCTGCACCATCTACTGTTGCTTCAAACATTTCTTTGATAACTTTAACTTCAACATCAGTTGGCTTCTTAGGCAAGAAGTCTCTCAAGTTAAACAAACCAAATTGTTTCATTGCCGCTTGTTCTTCATCAGTCAATGGACGTTCACGACGTGACCATTTGCTTGTGCTATAGTCTGCATAACCGCCTTTTGAAGTTTTAATAAGTCTAAAGTCTACACCGTGTAGTGCATCTGTTGGCAATTCATCCATTTCTGGATCAAGCAACGCACCACGAATAAGTTGGAAAATTTGTGGACCAATAATAAATCTGCGAATTGGATTCTCAGCTTTACTATCTTCTTTTAGTCCATCTTCTGATACAAAACCTTGGAAAATGTAACTACGCTTTTTCCAATATTTACGACCCATATCTTCCAATGCTGGGTCTTTAAACCAACCACGTACTTCGCTCAAAACAGGACATGTCTCACCATACATTTCCATGCAGGGTACTTGTACCATTGTTTTTTTGCTTTCTGTTTCACCTTTAATTCCAGCGAACTCGAGCTTAATCATTGCTCGTTCTACCCAGAAAAAAGTGTTGTTGGAATCGCCATCTGGTAAGAAACGGACTGTTGATTCTTGTCCTTCTTTTAAGTTCCAGAATGGGTAAATTGAATTGTCACCGCTTGTGCGTTCACCTGAACTGCGGGTTTCTTGTTCTTTAAGTTTTGCTCTAATTTCAGCCAAAGATGCCATAATATTTCTCCTTTAATATGCCTTTGTTTGCCTTTATTTGTTCTGTGCCACTACACAAAACAAAAAGCGCATACATGTTATTGTATACGCTTTTATTTATGTTCGCAAGTGAAATCTTGCTTAAAACTGGTATTTTTTTGCCGTTTATCTACGAGATAACTCAATAATACGAGCTAGTGTTTGATCCTCACTGTATCCTACACTTCGACTTTCTTCAAAATCTTGATCCATTGCTTGACTGGCACCTTGAGATATTTGACCACCTTGTGTAGGTTGCATATTTGATCTCATTGGATATTTGTATTGCTGAGCCCGCTTTTGACTTTGTAACAATGCTTGTTCCGCCGCCGCATATTGTGGATCTCCTGGGTTAACAGTCTTACCATTATATGTAATTGGACCATCAGCTTTGCCCATTTTTAAAGTTCCAGAAACACTTGTGTTAGAACTTGTGTTTGTCGTTCCGCTTGCTGGTGGATTTGGGATATTTGCACCTGGGGCTTTTGGTGACGGTGTTGCAGATTGATTTGGAGCAATGCCCTTTGCCTTCATAGCCGCTAACGTTTTTGGTCCAACAATGCCATCAGCTGTTAATCCGTTTGCTTGTTGGAACGCTTTAATTTCTTCTGGGGTTGTTGGTACTTTAGGAGTTTCGCCAGCAGACCATCCTGCTTTAGCTCCGTCGATTGCACCTCCTACTGCGCCTTTAATACTATCCCAAACACCTTCGTTTGTTGGCAATCCTGCTAGTTCAAGCATACGATTGTGTTGTTGTTGAACAGCATTATGTTGTTTGTATTTTTCCATTACTTTGTAGCAAGTACGTTCAACCATTTGGTCAAACTTGTCTGCTTTTGGTGTGCCAGGTTCAATACTGTATTTTTCTTTAAGCTCTTTGCACATCTTAGTAACAAAGCCTTCCTCACCAATAGTCATTGTGCCTTCGTTGCTATTAAAGAAACCGCTTACACGTTCTTTGATGTCGCCAAATAACTTCTCAGCCGCGCCTTGCTTCTTCACTGAGTTTTGTAGTTGATCATTTTCTGGATCTTCAGCAACTGGTGCCGCTGGAGCTGGTTCTTCTGCTGGAGGTGCTTCTGCCGGGGGAGCTTCTGGAGGTGCTTCTGCCGGGGGAGCTTCTGGAGCAGCCGCCTCTGGTGGAGGTGTTGCTGGTGCCGCCGGAGCCTTACCATCTTCTGCATCAAAGCCTAACTTTGTAGCAAAGTCTGTACCGTTCTCTTTATCATGTGATTTTAAGAATTGTGCAATGATTGGACGAGCATCCATCTCATCTAAACCTAATTCTGCTAGTGCATCAAATGCTTTTGTTAGTTTGTCGTCATCTACAATGTTTTGTAAACTACTTTTAACATTACTTGCATCTGTGCCTAATGGTACGTTTTGATTAAACAAGTCTTTTAACTTGTTCATTGCTTCTGCACTTTGTTCTTCATCACCAGTTAATAAGTCATCGTCTTCTTGAACTAAACTGTCCATGAAACTTTCAAATCTACTTAATGGGTCAAGACTTTCGTCCTTCTTGTCTAACTTCTCTGTCTCACGACGAGCTTTATCACTCAAGTTAGTAACTTTGCCACGACCATCTTTATTTTGTGATTTCTTCCATTCACCTTCATCTTTCCAACTAACAACTTTACCATCTTTGTCTTTGACTTCAGTACGGTCTTCGTACATATCAAATTCGTCTGAACCAGAAATCTTTTCTCCTGTTTCATTTTCGTGATGTTTGGCTGCTTGTCTTGCTAACTTGCCAGCTTTGTCAGCATTGTCGTGATCACCACTATTAACATAATCATCATGTCGTTGTTTATGTTCTTTATAACGCTTGTGCCAATCATTTTTAATTCCGTGTGTTTTGCCAGCTTCGTCTAATAAATCATCTGGATTTAATTCTTTAACTGGCACATCTGATTCATCAATTAAATTATAAATGAATGGGAAAACTGTTTTTAATTCTTCATTGAAGCTACGTACAGTTAGTCTATCAATCCAATCATTTAAAATATCTTCTGGAATTTCTCTTGCTTCTTTTGCTGTAAAGCCTTCTGCAAATTCACTGTAGTAATTTGAATTTTGTAAACTGTGAACTTCTTTTTTAACTTGATCAATACGTTCAACAACCTTACTGTGTATGCTACCCATGTTTTCACTAATTACTGGACTACGTTCAACATAGTTTTTAAACAAACGTAATTTGCTTAATTCTTCACTTAAACTGATAACGTGCTGTCCAATAGCATCATATGGAGTACCACCATGGGATACGTGTTGTGCCAATGCTCTTGCGCCATTTAAATGTTTAACTGGATAACGGAATCTTTCACCTTGTGAGTTTTCAATAAAGATTGCATCAATGTGTTGTGTCCTACCGTTAGGGGCATTGTAGTTTACTGGTTGGGTATGACGTACAATAATCTGCGCCTCCCCCATGTCTTGGTAACTAGTCTTACTAGTTCCAAAAAGTCTTGATTCTGTCATTTGCTCATCTCCGATAGGATCTCTTGTATCTAAATTTGATTGTGATGGATTTTGCAAATCAAAGTTTAGTCCGTGATCTTTTGCAAAAGTGCCTAATTCTTCTAAAAATTCTAGCCAATCTCCATCTTTAGGATTCTTATTCCATAGAACAGACATACCAGGAGTTCCTGAAGATGCATTTAAACTAACAGATACATTAGTAAGTTTTTTACCGTTACGTTTGTCAGTAAAGTCAAAACTTACTTTTCTAACATCTTTGTCTGTGAGTTTCTTTCCATCAACAGGTTTAGCATCGTCTGTTTCCTTACGTAGGGAAGGAAATCTAGTGCTTAACTGATTAACTAGATCTATAGATATTTTTTCAAAATTGGCATTCATAGTAATATTTAGCTTAAAGTGCTGGAAACAAAAATGGGTAATGGGGCTTCAAAATCTTCCTCAGAATGTACCCCGCTGAGACTTTCAAACACTCTAGGATCCCAGTCAGCTACTAGGGTACTCATTCGTATAATAAGTAGCAAACTTGCTACTAAATCGTCATGTTGCCCGTTTTTTGCTTTGAAACTAAAGCCTGTTGCTATGAAAGTTTTTAATTCTGATATTAACGTTTTGCTGTTTAATTCCATCTTACCTGACTCAATCAAGTGCTTTAATCTAGCACAGGCTGCGATTTTACTACCATGTGTAGTATTAAATCCTTTACGGAATTTGCGTACATGCCCCTTACGTATGGGTTCACTAATCATTTGGCCAGCAAATTGTTCTTCGCCTAAATCCTTAATACATACTAACCCTGCTTCACCTACAGTATTGTTTTCAATACTCCAATAAATGTTATTAGTATAACCTTCCATATTATCTGCTAGGTATTGCAGTATTTCTTTTAATATTTTAATTTGACCTTGTATAGGGGTTAAGTTATGATGCCACTCTGCTACCTGTCTAAAGGAAGGTAACTCAAATACTTCAATAGCACTATAGTCCCCGCCAGTGCCTAAACTTGGGTCTAAACTAATCAAATATAAATTATCATTTCTCGGTTTAGAATACCAGCGTGTTTGTCCCATTTTAAATATGGGTTCACGTCCCTCAAGTTCTGAAAGTTTAATACTGCTTACTAGGGTTTCATCATAAATTAAGAACTCACACCCATACTCACGACGGAAGCGTTCTTCACCAATGCGTCCTTGTTCTAGTTTGGCCCACTCATCATCTCTATCAGGGTGTTCACTCCACTTACATGTAAACGGAAAGAAACCATTAAGACCAACACCGCCAGAATTTTCATTACCATATTCGTCAAACTTTTTGTTAGCATCTTTCCAAATATTAGCAAATGTATCTTCGTCACTGTTAGGTGTTGACGTGATAATTGCCCGTCCACCAGTTGCTAGTGTTGGACTTATTGACGTCCAAAATTCATCTGCGATATTAGGTTGTACGAATGCAAACTCATCGCAATACAGTAGGGAAATTGACATACCACGACCGGTATTACCAGTTGTAGTAGCCGATACAATTCTTGATCCATTATCAAACTCCATTGAACCTTTGTTATAGTTAACAACACCTGCACGTATAAAATCAGGGCATAACTCGTATGCGTAACGTATACGTTGCATAATTTCTTGTGAACCTGTGTATTTGTGTGCGGCAATTAAAATAGTTTGATCTGGGTGAAACATAGCATACCAAAGCAAATATCCAGCCGCACAGGTTGTCTTGCCCATTTGTCGTGGAAGCATGTTAACATTAAATCTATGATTGTGATATGCATCTAATAAACCTTTTTGATATTCAAAAGGTTCAAACAACAGTTTGCCTTTAACAGGATGTTGTATATAGAAATACGTTTGACAGAAATAGTGATACCCTGTTTCAATGTCACTACAACGCAACAGGGACTCTATTTGTTCTTCACTGAACTTTTCTTTGGTGTGCGCCTTTTTAGTTAGGACGCCATCTAAACTTTTAGCCATACGTTATTTACATAAAAAAAGCGACCCTAGAGGTCGCTTTTGATAAGACAAGTTTTGTTAAGCACCAAAGTTGCTGTTAGGTGCAAAACTCATTGGATTTTCACTATTGCCACCTAATGGTGTTTGTTGCCCAAGATAGTCAACTTTTGGTCCAGTGGTTGGACGATTTAATGGTGGTTTTGGTTTTGGAGTAGGTGCTTGTCCTTTTTTAGCGGCTTTTACTTTATACTTGCCACAGAACTTGAATTTTGTAATGCCTTTCTTACGAGCAATTTCAATTGCGGCTTGTTTACTAGCGGCTTTGATTTCAGGAATAGCACCACCTGTTTTAGGAGGACTGAGTTCTTGTACTACTTGTGTACCAGCAATTTCACGCACACGGTTAAGTTCATCTTCAAGAATATAAGCATCGGACTCATATCCTTCTTCAGCACCAAAGTTGCTGTTAGGTGCAAAACTCATTGGATTTTGTGAATCACCACCTAATGGTGTTTGCTGACCAACAAAGTCTACTTTGCCAGTAGGGTTTGGAGTTGGACCCTGTCCAGGAACTTCTACAATTTGGCACCAATCAAAATCTGGACACTCTGCATCTTTAGCCATCTTGTAAGCGGCACTAAATGTTTTTTGTTGTTTGATTTTTTCTTTAACTTCTGGCCCGCATTTTTCTGTAGGCTTAGTATCTGGAGTTGGTTCTGTTGTTGGCTCTGGAGTTGGTTCTGTTGTTGGCTCTGGAGTTGGTTCTGTTGTTGGCTCTGGAGTTGGAGTTGGAGTTGGCTCAGGAGCCTTATCTGGCTCACCGTATTTTACATTCCAAATATCTCCATAAGCATTAGTAACTACATTACCATCTGCGCTGGTCAGTGCAGAAAGAATCTTTTTACCATTCTTTGGATCAATGTCACCAATTTTTAATTCACTGATGATACCATTATTTTCAATAATGGCTAATTTATCTGCTAATTTACGATATAGTTCTGCTTGGGACATTATCTTAATCTCACTTCTTGATATAGGTTTGACAACTGAGCTTTTAAACTTTCAGTAGTAACTGCGTAAGGATTTCCTCCGCCGTTAACTTTTTCTACTTCGTTGCCGCCTTTGCTGGACAAGTCGTTACCTTTTGGTATAACTGCTTGAACACCTGCATATTCTTCATTTGGTTCAGTAGTGGCTGTTTGGAATCCACCATCCTCACCAGTCTCGTCTAATTCTAATTCTGGCTCATCATGGCGATGCATTTCGCCAGGTTCGTCTAATTCTCTATCACCATCCAAATCCATTGCTGGACCTGCATTGTTATCGCTCTTAACACTTAATATTGCGCCAATTGGTCCACCAACTGGACCTGCACCCAGCTCGCCAGCTTTATTGCTGATCAAATCCAGCAAGTCGCGAATGTTATCAGCACCACTAGCATTAAGGCTAACATTCATTGATACAGGCGTGCCATGTTGCATTGGGCTTGGCATCATGCCACACTCAGCAACTGCATTTTCATTAAGTCCTGACAATTGCTTGATAGCATTTAAATCAGGGTTGCTTGTTAATACAACATTTTTGTTTGTTTGTTCTTTTAAAACAGATGTGCCTTTATCAAGTGCATCAATTTTATTAAGTAAATTTTGGAAGTTCATTATTTTTGTCCTTTATACGGGTCAACAAATTTTGTGGTTTGTGAACCAACTGGACTTGTTGTTCCAATTTTTGAATCTGTTTCATCAATCTTTTTACCTAGTTCTTTTAAAAGTTTAAATGTTCTTTTAGTTCCAACTAGATCTTGGTTATCGCTTGCTTCATAGTCTTTACCTAATACAGCATCGCCTTTGGTATCAATTCTATCAGCACCTTCTAAGTTCATAGCAATCTCTGCTTCTTCTTGATGGTTGCGTACACGAATTCCGCCACGAGCAATTTTTAATGTGTCTGCAAGATACTCTGTCATAACTTGGCTTGTAGTTGGATAACGACATGAAACATCAAAAATTGTAACATGGGTATTTTTCATGTCTGGGAAATCTAATGGGCTTTCTTGAATTGGGTTGCGCTTGCCTTTGCTTACACTGGCACAGTCATATTTCATCAAAGCTGTCTTCATTGCTTGCTCAATACCCTCAGGCAAATCACCGGCAATCTTAACTTTAAATTCGTATGTTTTTACGCTTTCTGCTATATATTCTCTTATTGTGGCCATTTTATCTACATCCATTAGTATTGTATTTATTTCATATTCTTAAGTTTTTCAAGTAGGCTATTGCGGTCTGAAACCACATATCCTTCCCCTGAAATGTTGATTCCAGTATCTTCATTAGTTTCCTGGTCCAACTTTTGCTTCTTAAGCTGTAGTTCAATCATCTTAAGTTTTTTGTCTATTTTTGCGGCTTTAGCATCAATAGCATTTTTTAGCATGCCGCCTGCTACTTCAAAAATTCGTCCGCTATAACGTGCTTCTACGTTCATGCCTAGATCCATCAAGTCATCGTAAGCATCTGTGGCACGTTGAGCCAGTGCATCAAACTCGTTATCGCTAATATCACCTAAACCTTTAACTTGTGGCAATGCGGCTGATATTTTATCAAATTCAGCCATATCTCTTAAGAAAGGTTCTGGTTTAGCAGTAACAAGTTTATCTGTATCCTTAACAATTTTCTTGTTTTCTGGTAAATTTAAAATTTCTTCAAGTTTTTTTAGTCATAGCAATACTTATCTAACTCCGCCCTGATGGAATAAATCTTTTTCACTTAGGACTCTAAAGCGTATACCTTGTTTTCTGCACCAAGCATTAGCGGCACTCCACTTAGCTTGATTTTTAACAAATTGGGCTTGATTATATTTGCTTTTACCTACGTTTTCTAAGGTAGCTTGATTACTGGGTTTGACTTCAATAAGTTCTACAAACATTTTACCAGTTTTATCTACATATTGTATAAAAAAATCTGGTACATATATTGTTTGTCTATTAGTTAGTGGATCTCTGTAGGGAATTGAAATTGCTTCGCTAGCCCAACGTTGTATGCTTGGGTGTGTGTCGCAAGTATTCATAAAACTCCACTCCCAGCTTGATCTATATGTAGGAGTTTTGTTTCCTATATATTTTTCTGGGTTTTTGAGTATGTATTTGCCACGTGCGAATCGGCTCATATCAAAATATTGCGACTTTCATAAGTATCAGTAACTGTTGATACTTTGTATCCTAATGTACTAGTTTGTTCTCTGTAAGCGTTAAGCACTTCAGTAACAACTTTTGTTAACTGTACATCAGTTAACCCTTTTAGTGTGTCAATTAATTCAAATACATTAACATTGTCTATTCTAGCTTGATTTAATAATACAATAGCTGTGCTACGTGCGGCTGTTTCATCAAATCCACGTTTTAAGAAAAAACCAACTACTGCATCAATTTGATTTGCTGGGAATGTTATTTGATGTAAAAAGAATTTGTCAAAAAATGCTCTTACTTCTTGTGAACTTCCAGTGATACTATTTGATGGTAAATTACTTAACATTGCTATTCCTTAAAAATCAATTTGAGTGGCATTTGTTGTTGTGTTGCCTGTGCCAGCAGACGGGAATACAATATTTTTAATTCCACTCAAACCTGCCGCGGCAACTGCTATTGCTCCAGCTGTTAGTATAGCATTGCCCTCTTGCTTTAATCCAGCGTTTGTTAAACTCTTAGCGTTTTGATACGTATTAACTGCTGTAATTGCGGCTCCAACAATGTTGCCTCTTTCAATATTGCTTAAGGTATTTGCCACACCTGAAACAACACCACCTGGGCCAAATAAACTTGATGTGCCGCCACCTGCCGCACTTAATGGGCTAGGCATTTTATCGTAATGATCAACTGCAAAACCTTTGACTGCACCTGATGCTGTGTACCCAATGTCATATGCAACTGCTTCATAAGCTATGGTCATATTGTTTTCTGCACCAGCACTACCTTGATCACTTGCCTGTGGTTGGTCATGACTAAAAGCTGTAATTACAGGATTGACCAACGTATAACTTACATATTCACGATTGTTAAGTTGATATATTGTAATTGAATTAAAAAATGGTATAGAACTGTTGTTGTCTAAACCATATTTGTTTCTAATAAAATCTGATGATCTCATAGCATTTCTTGAGTATGCACCTGCAAACTGAGCACTGCTTGGGTCTGCAAAATAATAGCTATAATAGTTTTGCCACAATGTGTTTATAAGATGCGCTCTATCATCATGGAATTTAATATTGATAGGTTGAAAGTCGTGATCCATTGTAACAACTTTCTTTCTATTGTATTGATTAAGTGTTGCTGTTTTTAATGTAAATTTAGGTAAGTCTACACCCTTTACCAACAAGCCTAATTCATTTTGACTTTGATATTTTAAATTAAGAGTTTTTAACGCACTAGTGTTAATGTCAAAAAATACATGATATAAAAACTTAGCCTTTGGAGCAAGCCTAAAATAATCATCTTCAAAGGTGCGACTAGCGTGTTGCCAAGATCCCAATGTTCCTTTAGGATTGCCAACACCATTTATTAATTGATCTAAAAAGCCGTTTGATTTACTGGTCATACATTATTTATAGTATTAAATTAACTACGTACATAACTTTTAGTCGTTAAAAAAGGCTGTTGCCAGCCTTTTTTTGTTGTATTACTTACCGCCGCCAGTAGCAAGTGTATTAATTGTTCTACCAATTGCTGTACCAATACCAGTGCCTTGTGGGCTTTGGATACAATTATCTGGTTGAATTTGAATATCAATTGTTGCTGGACCTTGTTCACCGTAGCCCAATGACTGATAGTTAGCTTGAGTAATGTAGCAACCAAAACATTGCCATGTTTCTAATACTGTTGGAGTATTAGCGCCATTACCGCCATCTAACATTTCAATGGCCATTGTAAACTTGTAGTCTACGCCAGATGCCGCAGAGCTTTGTTCAAAAAAGTCAAACTGTTTCTGTAGCTGTTCACCAACTAATTTACTCACTGCACCAGTAACGTCATCACGTAATACAATGCTTAGTGGTTGCCATGTTGGCTTACCTGCATAGTTGATTTTACTGTTATAGATTTCAATAACTTGGTTAGCAAATTGAACTTGTGGACGAGCCGCTGTTTGAACTTGCTTTGTTAGTTCAGTAGTTGGTGTGCTTACACCTAAGTTTTGAAACATCACTCTAAAGCGATATTTTAACTTAGGCATTAGCATGCCTTGTGCTGACGCACTAGCATCACTTGCCAACGGTACTGTAAATTTACTTAATGTTGCGATTGCCATATTCTTATGCTCCGTTATTGATATTTATTACTTTCATAGCCCTGCTATTTCACCAGTATTCTTTAGGCGTAATGGAATGTAGATGAACTCAACTGCCTTAACTGGTTCGATGGCAACATCAACATACAATTCGTTTCTATCGATTCTAGAAGGAGTATTATTACTGCTATCGCACACTACAATGTAGTCGTACAATGCTCGTTGTCCTGCCAATTCTAACAATAAACTTTCTACAGCATTTTTAATTTCATCACGAGTAATTTTATCGTTTGGTTCAAAAATGTATGGTTTAGCAAGAACACTTAGTTGTCTACGTAAGTAAACTACTAAACGAGCTACGTTAATACGATCCAACGCACTTGCGTTTCTTGCACGAGTTTTTTGTCCATAGTTAACTAAACCAACACCTGTTAAGAATGTAATTGGGTTAACTTTAACATCATACAATGTATCACGTTGTCCAGTGTTCAATGCAACTGCATTAAATTCGCCTGTTGTGCTGTCAATATAACCAACTGCTGTTGCGTTAGTAATACCGCCACGACGTGTACCTGCTGGTGCAAACCATGGATATGAAACGTTGTCGCTTAGAGCAATAGTACGTAACATCATGTGGCTTGGTGGAACAACTACGTTATTACCTAAGTTATCACTTGTATAACCCCATGGATAGAACATAGCCATATACTCATCAAAGCTGGCAGCACCTAAGTCATTGTCTTCAAGAGCCAATGCTACGTTGTTACCCCAGTTGCTTAAACTTGTTGCATCTGGTGTTAAACGTGCTGGAGTATCTGCAACAACAAATGCTGTTAAGCCTCTATCGTAGTTCAAGCTAATCATTTCACCAATTAGCTCTGGATATCCAGGAGTTGCAATTAAGTTGAATACTCTTGCTTCTTCATCACGAATTTGTTGGTTAGCGTTAACTGTTGCTTGTAATGCTTGAACAACAACTTTACGTTGTGCTTTACGACCAAATGTTCCGCTACCGTCTTCTTGATTAGCGGCTTCACTTACCCAACGATGTGGATAGTAGTTGGCCATACTTTCATGATTGGCTGCACGTAAATTATCTTCATTTAGGTCAACATAATTTCTGTGGAATTTCTTAACGTTAAATCCTGAACGACGTAGATTCCATAACAACATACCCTTTGGATATAGTGCAGGATCTGGAGCATCTGGATCTAAGTAATTGCTTGATAACAAGTCAACAATGCTTGCTGGTTGTACGCTACTACCAGCAACACCCCAACGTGCATCATGGAATAATACGCCATCTTCTGTTGTTTGATCTGCATTGTTAACTAGTGTCCAACGATTTGCAATTGGTGTGTTTGGCTTGTTAGCATCAAACTTGTAAATCAATGGGTAGTTTTCAATGTCGCTTGTGTCAATCCAAATATCACCATTCATTAGTGCTGTACCATCGCTTTGTAGTAATGGAACTGTTGCGCTAACAATAGGACCGTTTGGATCTGTTTGTCTAGTAGGATCAGCGTCATAGAAAGGACTTGTTGATGCTAGATATCCAACCCAACGACTTCCGTTATGAACCATAATATCTACTTCATCAACAACGCTACTGTACCACAATTTACCATCAGCTGTTAGTGTGCTTGGGCTAATAGAACTTGCTGTATAGCGTAATGGCTCCCACAAACTTGCTAAAAATTTATGTGCTACACCATCGGCAGCATCATATAAGTTTTGTGTACCTTGTTCTGTGATTGAATTGTAACCACTAAAACCTGCGGCTGTCATTGCATAGTTTGTTGTAACATCTTGAAGTAGGAAGTCACCGCCCAATTTGTGGCTGATATTAATTCTATTTTGTGAATCAACTTCAGCTTCAATGTTTACTAAACCTGCGCTATTAATTGCACTTGCAAACAAGTCTGCATCGCTTGATGCGTGTGTTGCTGTAAATGAAATTTGAACAGCACTACTAAATGTATCCTGTCCAACTAAAGTTTCTTTAATGCTAAATGTATACACTCCAGCAGTAAATTGTGTGTTAATTTTTGCTGATTTAATTGTTGTATACCCAACAGCTGATTTTCTAAAAATTCTAAAACTAGCGTCTGGTGTTGTTCCTTCGTCTTCATTTGTTTTAACAAATAATGCACCAGCGGCAATTTTATCACCACCACCTGTAGGATCTAATGCGGCAATTGCAGATTGACCGGTAGCATACAATGGAGCGGATACTGATTCAAATGTATCAGTTGCGCTGTTATAACGCTTAGTTCTCCATCTTGCACCGTCATTTGGTTCTGTACTCTTAATCCAAACGCTACCTGTTGGGCGAGCAGTTTGGCCTGTTCCTGCATTTTTCCATTGTGGAACTTGTGTATGTCTAGCAATTGACAAAGCTGGCAAAGAATAAGTTTGCGTAGTTAAACCAACAACGGCCCAATGTGTACCAGTTGTTACAATGTCAGCAGTTGCTGAATACAATTCTAATTTACCATTAACTTTGGCAGCAGTTATACCTGCGGTTTGCAATGGTGTGTTACCATTAATTTGATCAACTAATGATTGTAGTGTTGTTCCAGATGCTGTAATTGTTGTGCCATTAATTGTATAATCATGACCTTGAGTAATTGCTGGATTTACCACTGTGCCAGTGGCTGTTGGCCAGCTACTTGCCCATGCACTAGTACCAACTTGTACCCAAGAACCTGTACGGTTTTTAAAGTATAATTTGTCTGCGTCTTTGTAAGCTGTGTTTAAATCTGCTAATGCTACAATAGCATAATCGCCAATTGCACCAATGCTACCTTTTGGAGCAAAATTTGATCCACTGTAATTTACAACTTTGCTTTGTTCTGTAATTACAATTAGTGTTTTGTTAGTAAATGTTTGACCATTTGTTGCAGTTCTTGGAGATCCGTTCCATTCAAATACACCCCATGATGTATTTGCTGTGTCTAGCCAATACGTGCCATTATCTGGATCAGCTTTTGGAGCTGCCGCGGCAGCATTCAAATCGTTTACGTTAACGTCTGCACGAACAACATAAGCACGATTGCTAACACCTAGTAAACTGTATGCGGCTTGAAGACCATACTCGTTTTGTTCACCAGCGTGAATTGGATTGTTGTTTGCATCTGTTTTAAATACGGGTGTACCAAAAGTATCTGACAAATCTTTTTGGCTTGTTAGTAACCAAACTTTGCCAGCATTTGCTTTTAGTGTACCTGGGGCAATCCCTGTACCCGCTCCATTTTGTTTGTTTTCAGCGGACGCAACAATAACCAAAGGTACTGTTCCTGGGGCCGCTGGCGTATAGAAACTTTCATCGATAACTGTTACTGATACGCCTGGTGATGATAATGTAGCCATTGTATGGTCTCTCCTAAGATTCTTATCTAAATGTATTTAGTGTATTTTGATAAAATAACAGGCATTATAACACCAAAAAAGGTACCTAAAAGGTTAGGTAAATACAGTATGACTAGACCAATGTGTGTTTGCGGGCTAAGACCAGCCGCAATTAACTATAAAAAAGACAATAAAACTTTTTTTAGAAAAAAGTGTGAAACTTGTCTACGTCATGGGGGAGTTGCCCATGGTTTTCCCAAGTGGTACTTAGACGGTTACCGCCAAAAGGATCAGTGTGAGAAGTGTGGGTACAAAAGTAAACACAAAGAACAATTCAATGTGTTTCATATTGACGGGAATCTAAATAATTCCCGTCCTACTAATCTTAAGACAGTATGTGCGAACTGTCAGCGTTTACTACATAAGGAAGGGATTCTTTGGAAGCAGGGTGATCTTGTACCAGATCTTTAACTTGTGCAAACAAGTCATCAATACTGCCGTTATTGTCCAATACAGCATCAAATTTAGTGCCAACCCAAGCAGTTTCACTGGCGTGTATTCCAGCTTTTTCTAATTTTGTTTTACTAGTAGCCCAGGTAAAATTACCACGTTCTCCTGCATTTGCACTCACAGCCCAATCATACCATTCTGGTTCTGGACCACGCACAACACGAACAACAATCCCACCTGCATCTTTGATTGATTTAATTTCGTTGGGGAAACGACAGTCACTAATAACAATATCGTCTTGACTGTTGCGTAGTTTGTTTTCTAATGCGGCTATCCAAATATCATCGTGAAAACTTTTGCGACAAACCTCTGTGCCCCAATATTGCAGTACCCAACGTGGTGTTAAGTGTGGCATTCCTAAGCGTTCACTCCACCAAGGATCAACTTGTTCTCGCCATTCACGGGCCATTTTAGTACGACCCTCAAGCATAGTTCTGTCCCACCCAAATACGTGGCTTACAGCATCCTTAAGTGAATTTGCAAAACTTTCTCTTCTAAAACCGTGGAAATTTGTTAGATAATCGGCAATAGTATCTTTGCCAGAACCAATAAAACCGCACACACCTATAATCATAATGCCTCCTGGATATGACATAGTATATAACAGTTTTATTACAAGGTCAAGAAATTATACACCGTATTTGTTCTTTTTAGGTTTAGCTACTGTGCTAGTCTTGTTGACATCAGCCGTTTCTAAACTACGATTATTGCTCCAAGTTTGGCGTTTGCCACCGCCCACTTGTTTGGCTGCGGCATTAATCATTTCGTTTTCTTCGTCAGTGTAAGGCGATAATAACGGGTCTCCGCCAATCCAATTATCTGCTTCTTGTTTAGTAGGATAATCAGGTGCACCAGCTAGTGCAATACCCATTCTATAGCCCATATATGAACTACCTGTACTTTGATTCATTGCAGGAAAAGTAGTTGCATTTTTAATTGCGGCTTTGTGGTGTTTATGAATTGGCTTAGTTCCACCGCCTTCGCAAATTATATCGTATACTTTCATTTGTTATCCAATTACTAATGTATATCCAG